GTTTCGCTATCCAGGAAGCCCTGTATGTTTACATCGATGCGCTTTCGCTCATCAACGAGTACCGTGCTGCCGATGATGCAACCAACCTTACAACCTACATGCTCGAAGATGCCGGATGCACTGCTGTTTCTTCGGCAGAACTTGCCGGATATAAAGCCGCTGTTGCTGCTGCAACCGTGGATTATACTGCTGCTACCTTGCAAACCATGGTAACTACCGTGAATGCTGCGTAAAAATATTTAAGGTCCGTTCCGCCTTTTGGCGGGACGGCCTTAACTCACCTTTAAAATTTTAAGGAAATGACATACGTAAAAACAAGCGTACCAAAGCCAGGAGCCAACAAAGGACTTGGCGGTAATAAAAAATACAACATCACTTTTTTTGACTTTGATGATGTAGCTACCTTTCCAGCACGTGATGCCAGTGGCATTGTAATTGCCGGAAATATCGAAATGAACCCGAACGCCTACATGATTACCGTGTATGGTACCATCGACACGATTAAAAATAATTCAGAGTCTGGTGGCGATATCGACGCTGAAGGAATTACCCAATCGGTTATCTTTAACCATCCTGGTAATGAGGTCGAAATTCGGGAGTTTCGCGCAAACTGGCTTAGCCGCAACATTGGAATCCTTGTTGAGCATTGTTCCGATTCGACCGTTGACCTTTACGGCTCTCCGTGTGCTCCTTTGCGGATGGCCTTCAAACATGATGAAGACAAAGACAAAAACTCAACCGAGTTTACTTTGAAATCGTCGAACAAAGGCCCTGACGTTGCCGACTATCAAGGAACGATTACTTATGCTGATGTTGTTGCAACCATTGCTGCTGATGCAACTTCCATTAACCTTGCAACAGGTGCAGGACGTTATCAGCTTACGGATGGTAGCGCTGCTGCTGTAACTGTAACCACAGCTACAAATGCAACTTCCGGAATGAAGTTTACGCTTGTTGGTTCGGGTGGGACATACCCAACCACAATCACAAAAGCAAACGACTTCCTGCTTGCAAACGGAACAACCTGGACAGCTCTGGCAGGTTCAGAAATCACATTCCAGGCTTTCAAATCGGATGCCGCTGCATGGAATTTTATCGAACTCTCACGGAAATAACCCGACATAGAGATTCTTTCATCGAAGCCCCGACGTGTCGGGGCTTTTTTTTTCATGAAGTACTATGCCCGCTTCGCTTTGTTTATCCCGGCTTTGCCTTTGTTTTTTGTCCTTGCTGCAATTGCATTGTCATTGCATCTTTGAAGCATGAAAGAAAAAATACAGCAACCAACTAAGCATGTTCCTCTTGTGAGGAAATATCCGAAATACGGAAGAAATGAACCTTGCCCTTGTGGTAGCAATAAAAAGTTCAAGCATTGCTGCGAGCTTGCTTACAAGTTAAACTTAGCAAAAAAAATTACACAATTCAGACAAAATCACATGAATAACGAAATTATCAAGTACCTGAAAACAGACCGCAGTTTTGCCTCAGGTGCAAAGCTGTATCATAAGCTCGGTCACAACCTTGCATTAATCAAGAAATTCAACCTTCAGGGAGAAAGCAAATCCAATCTTGACATGCTTCATTACCAGCTCTGGAAACTGACAGGATTGCCCGAAAAAGAATTTAATGATATCATGATGCAACCAGTTTCAAAACCAAAAGAACCTGAAAACATCCTGAAGCAAATTGTTGACGCATCTAACACCGAACAACAAACAACAAACACCGAACAAATAATTTCAGTTACAGATGCCGTAAAATTCAAACTCCGGGAAGAGTTCCCATTCCTGGCTGACAAATCCTGCCCTGATGCCTTCAAGATCCTGGTTGCCGACATGATGACGGCTCATGACAATTATGTGAAAGCTCACGAAGAGTTGTTCAACATCACAACCGAGCAGGAAGCCTTTGATGCTGCCGACAAACTGATTAATAACTACCTGGATAACCAGGCAATCTGGAAAGAACTTAACCATTACAAAACTACCGGTGCCATCCTGGGCAAGCATCCTTACTTTCAGGATCAGATTCGCCAGAAGGAACTGACTGCCAAAAGTGTTCCTGATTTGATGATCATGTTGCGAAACATCGAACATTCGATCTGGCGGGTTACAAAAAAAATGAAAGATGATCCCAAGCCAGAGCTTGTAGCCAAGCGCGAAAAATCGATCAGGGATTATGAACGTGACAGGAAAATCATTAAAGGCCTGCTGAATATCAATGAGTAAATTCTTTTCGATAAAAGATATTGCCTCAGAGGCTGATCCGGTACAAGAGGATAAAAACGCAATTCAGTCGCTCAGGTTTACCGGCCTTCATGATATGAAGGTCGGTAACCTTACCGAATTGATAAAACGTTATCCTGGCAACCAGGAAGCTTTTTTTATCTGGACCGTGAACAGCTTTAATGCATTCACCTTTATTCCTTACCTGATTAAAAATTCAGGAACGATCAAAGAACTGATCATTTCGACCTACTCAATCAACATTAAAATCATTGATGCTTTGTCGGGTTTCCTGCAGAAAGGACTGGTTGAATCGGTTTACATATTAATCAGTGATTCAGCTAAATTCAGAATTCCGACGGTGATAGATCACCTGGCACAGTTTGCGTCAAATAACCAGGATAAAGTTTCTGTTCGCTATGCCTGGAATCATTCGAAGGTGACGCTGATCAGTACCGGTGATCATTATTTTGTTATCGAGGGATCCGGAAACTTCTCCGAGAACTCAAGGCATGAACAGTACATTTTCCTGAACTCTGAGGAGATATTCAACTTTCGTAAAAAATGGATAACTGATGAAATTCACGGACGAACAGTTTAACGAAATTGAGCAGCTTGCAGGGCTAAATTATAGTGTTAATCAGGTAGCCATGTACCTCGGTTTCGAGATACAATTAATCAAAGATGAATATCAGGATAAGGATTCTGAATTCAGATATCATTATGAGCGTGGTCAGCTTGTTTCACAGTTTGAAATAGATAAATCAACACTCGAATCCGCCAAAAAAGGCAACATTACTGCACAACAGCGATATGATAAAAAAGTTAAAGAAAACAGACTCCGTCAGGCTAAAGAGCGGATTTTCGGAAGAGATTGAGCATGTTGACATTAATGTACTTCAACATTACATAAAATCCGGCAAAACAAAAGCGATGCCCGCCAATATGGTCAGGTATCTCGAAATAATTGAGATCATCCGGGCTATGTATTCAAAATACGAAACCAAGAGTTTTATCATCAATACCCTGATGACGCCTGTATATGGTTTTTGCCGTAGGGATGCCAACCGCTTGTATTATGATTCGCTTAACTTTTTCTTTGCCGACAACGACGTAAAACAAAAGGCCTGGCAGAACATCTATGCCGAGCACATCGAAAACCTTGCTTACTATGCGCTCGAACGTGATGAGCTTGACATTGCCAGGCGCTGTTTTATGGACGCCGCAAACATGAGGGGAGTTGGTAAAGACGAAAAGAATGAGATCCCTGCAGAGATGCTTAACCGCCCGGTTATCATTTACAGCATCGACCCCGAAAAAGTTGGAATCCCTCAGGCTTCCAGGCGTGAGCTTGCCCAGTTTATTGATAACCTTCCTGAGATTTCTGAACGCGAACGCGTTCGTGTAAAACGCGATGCCGGCGTTATCGAAACTACTTTATTCGAAGATATCATCACCAACGACACCAAACCCGATGATGCTAAAGATTGATGAAGTAAACGCCGAAATACGCTATGCTAACCTGGTAAAAATGACCATTGACCTGGTTAAACCAAAAAACCTGGTCTTTATCGGCGGGCGTGGTACAGCCAAATCAACTGATATTATTGCCGAACGTTCGATTGACATCTGCTATGATATGCCCAGGGCGCCTTTTGCCTTTGTGGCCGACACTTATGTTAACCTGATGTCGAATATTGTTCCCGCGATATTGCTTGGTTGGGAGCGCAAAAAGTGGTTCGAATATGATCAGTCTACCGGATTCGGTCATTATGTAGTTGACAAGCAGCCACCCGATCACTGGCCAAAACCTTACATCAAAACCTTCGACTACAAACACACGATTTCAACCCACCTGGGTAATAAATTCTTTTTGATTTCGCTCGACAGAGCTTCCATCAGCGCGGGTATCTCGGTAGTTCATCATTTTATTGATGAGTGCAAATTTGCCCGTGAAGATCGTGTTAGCAGGCTATTCCCAACTTTGCGCGGTGATGCGCTTCTTTATGGCAACTCAAACTATTTTATGGGCCAGACCTTCTGTACTGATATGCCCAATCCAAATATGGGCGAGTATGATTGGATTTTCAGGCTCGAAAAGAACATGAATAAAGAGCAGATTGTCAGGATTATTCAGACTTCACTTTTAGTGAATGAATTGAATATTACACTGTACAATGCGCAGCAGTCGAATAATGAAAAGCTGATCAAAGCCACCAATTATCAATTACAACGATGGACTGCAAGGCTCAAGAAGATCCGCCAGGGATCCACATTCTTTTATATCGTAAGTTCCTTTGCCAATGCTGATATACTTACCCTCAATTATTTCAAAAACCTTTTTGAATCACTCGATTTTGAAGAGTTCAAGTCTTCGGTACTTTCGATAAAAGCAAGCCTTGAAAAAAATGCCCGGTTTTATGGCAATCTCAAAGCTGCTCATTTTTATGATGATTCTTATGATTACGCCTACTATGATCAGTTTAGCCTGCTCGACAACATCAAACAAAATAGTCTTGGCCTAAAATATATCAGGCATG